ACTATCTATGGTACTGCACAGATTGACGGAAGTGTTGATAATGCAATAAGTGCATCACACGCCGCCTCCTACTTACTCACATCAAGTTTTAATGATTATAAAAATACCGCAGCTACTACTGGAAGTAATATATTCATTGGGGATCAAACAATTAGTGGATCGTTGTTACCTCAAGGAACACTTACTCATGATTTGGGTAGCGACACTAAAAGATGGAATGATATATATTTAGCGGGAAGTACTATCGATTTGGGTGGTACAAAAATAACTAAGAATAGTGATGGTGATGTACAACTTCACGATAGTGGTAATACTTTAAAAAGATTAATTGCATCTGAAATTGAGTTAGGTCACGGATCGAACAAGAAAGTTCTTAAAGTAAATAATGGTCGTTTAAAGTTAATGGCCACTAACGACAGTGATGAAGAGTTAGCCCAATTATCGGGTTCGTTCACTGGTTCTTTTAGAGGAGATGGTAGTGGTTTAATTAATGTTCCCGCAAGTGGGGTTACGGGTCTAAGTTTAGATCGGATTGCAAGTACAACAGCAACCGCGTCGATATCCTCAGACAGTTTGATAACTAATGTTTCAATTATACCTAGTATCACAAATACAATTGATTTAGGTGCACCCGACAAGGAGTGGAGAGATTTATATCTTTCATCAGGGTCATTATATATAAATGGACAACAAGTACTTTCAACTACAGGTACTGAATTAAGAGTCACTACAGATAGTGGTGAATCAATAAAAATATTAGAAACGGGTTCTGATACTATCACACTACAAACAGTTGATGGTGATATTACATTAAGTTCTTCAGGAACGGGTAATATAGAATTAGATGCACCTATACAAATAACGGCGGGTAATAAAATAATATCTTCAGACGGAAACTCAATTGTTTTTGGTAATGGATTGATTATTACTGGTAGTATTGGATTAACAGGTACTGTCGATGGGGTTGATGTGGCATCACTAAAAACAGATGTAGACGCTATTTTAGATTCTTCTGAAGCCGATAAAGATTCGTTTGCTGAAATCGTAGGATTAATCAATAGCGTTGATACTGCGAATGACCAAGCATTTGCGGCACATTATACCGCAAGTAATAATAGACTTAGTTCATTAGAAACAACTAGTGGTTCACATGATGGGAGATTAAGTTCATTAGAAACAACGAGTGGTTCACACTCATCTAAATTAAACTCTTTAGAATTAGCGTCAGGTTCTATAATTGAAAGGTTAGGGGAGATAGAGTTTATTACGGGATCACATGACGGTAGGTTAGATGGATTAGAAACATTTACGGGTAGTGTGGATGGTACTATAAGGTCTGACTTTAATAGTTATACCTCATCCAACGACTCAACTAATACAAATCAAAATAGTAGATTAGGTAGTTTAGAAACCAAAAGTGGTTCTTTAAATACCGATATTAAATCAAAACTAAATACGGAAAATGTTGTTTCAGGTTCTGAGTTTGTTTTAAATTCAACCTCACCAATAACACAATATGTTGATGTTACCGTAACTGCAAGTGGTGGTGTATATTATATAGATGGTGTAGAACAACAAATTGTCTCATTAGCGAAAGGACTAGTTTATAGGTTTGATGTGTCAGACTCTTCAAATGCAGGACATCCATTTAGATTCTCAACGACAGATAACAATCAATACACAGATGGTGTAACTGTAAATGGTACTGAAGGTAGATCAGGGGCATACGTTCAAATTATTGTAAATCAAGACACACCACAAACACTATTATACTATTGTACCAATCATAATGGTATGGGTAATAAAGTTTTCGTCGGTGGAGCTGGTGACACAGACTCAATTACAGAAGGATCAACTAACCTTTACTATACGGATGCTAGAGTTAAATCCAAATTAAATACGGAAACTGTTATTAGTGGTTCTGAACAAGTTGATATAACAAATACTACAAATTATAATTTAGTTACCAATAGAATTGGTTCTTTAGAATCATTCACTGCGAGTATTGATGATACATATGCGAGTGATACTGATGTAACAACTCTTAGGAATGATTTAAATACCTATACATCATCTAATGATTCTACGAATACAAATCAAAATAGTAGATTAGGTAGTTTAGAAACCAAAAGTGGTTCACACGATGGTAGATTAGATAGTATAGAATCATTCACAAGTAGTATTGATGATACTTACGCAACTGATACTGATGTAACAACTCTTAGGAATGATTTAAATACCTATACATCATCCAACGATTCAACCAATACATCACAAAATAATAGATTAGGTTCATTAGAAACCAAAACAGGTAGTTTAGATAGCGATATAACTGATCTAAGGGGTGATTTAAATACCTACACGTCTTCAAACGAAACAGATAAACAAAACTTAAGTGGTAGGGTAGATTCTTTAGAGACTAAAACTGGGAGTTTAACAACCGATATAAATACTTTAGATGGTAGGGTTGATTCCATAGAGTCATTTACCGCAAGTATTGATGATACTTATGCTACTGACACAGATGTAACTAACCTAACCAACAGAGTTGGTAGTTTAGAAACCAAAAGTGGTTCATTAGAAACTACGAATACTACTCAGAATAATAGATTAGGGTCACTTGAAACAACTTCAGGTTCTCATGACGGAAGGTTAGATTCATTAGAAACCAAGACAGGTAGTTTAGATACCACCAATACCAATCAAGACGGTAGATTAGATTCAATAGAATCATTCACTGCGAGTATTGATGATACATATGCGAGTGATACAGATGTTACTACATTAAGAAATGATTTAAATACTTATACCTCATCTAACAACACAACCAACCAAAACCAAGATATTAGATTAACTAGTTTAGAAACTGAAAGTGGTAGTGTTAGAAGTGATTTTAATACCTACACATCATCTAACGATTCGACCAATACATCACAAAATAATAGATTAAGTTCTTTAGAAACTAAGACTGGTAGTTTAGATGGTAATATTACAGGTTTAGATGGTAGGTTAGATACAATAGAAGGTGGTTTAGAATTTACAGGTTCTAACGTAACTATCAAAGGTGATCTTTTAGTTAAGGGAACAGAAACAAGAGTGGATTCAACAACTGTTGAGATCGGTGATAATATCATATCTTTAAATGGTAGTGGGGCACAAAATGCGGGTATAGAGGTTAGAGACAACACTTCTCCTGATTTATTATCGGGTTCATTATTATGGGACGGACAAAACAACTATTGGAAGGGTGGTCAAAAAGGATCTGAAGAAAGATTATTAGATAATACCGATTTAACCACTTTAGATAGTAGATTAGATGGTATCGAGGCAGAAACAGGAAGTTATCTTACAGACTACAACAATGAATACACAACAGGTGCTACATTTAATAGTGGTAACGGTGTAATTACATTTAAAAGAAATGATGGTGACACATTTACTGTTGATATAGACGGTAGATTTTTAGACACAAGGGCACAAGTACATAGTGAATTATATAGTACAAATGGTGACGCTAATGATTATACAGAATTTGGTATATATAGAAATTACGCGTCTAACGGACCTATCAGTGGTCACAACACAATATTACATGTATCTCAAACAGACGGTAATTATGGTTTCCAATTAGGGGGATCAACAATAGTTAATGGTGACGGATTATACTTTAGAAATTTTGCGGGTACTGACTCAATAACGGGATCAACGTGGTATCACATCGCAACAAGAGATTGGGTTGATGATCAAAATTTCCTAACAGACTATAATGATGAATATACGACAGGTGCCACTTTTAATACTAGTGACGGTGTAATTACATTCAAAAGAAATGATGGGGATACGTTTACCGTAGACATTGACGGAAGATTCCTAACAAGTTATTCTGAGACAGACACCTTAGATAGTGTAACTACAAGAGGGAATATTACAACAAACGACATAACTGTTGGTAATATAACTGCAGGACCCACTCTCGAATTGGGGGGTAATTTTAGTATACAAGGTACTGACGGAACTTACTACCAAAGAATAAAAACTATTGACACTTCATCAACAAGTGCGAATACTTTTAGTTTTGATGTTAAATTAGGAGCGAGTGCGAATTGGAAATCATTATTAATACTTAACCAAAACGATACCGCTACTTTTTCAGGAGAAGTTATTGCTACTTCATTCACTAAAAGTGGGGGTACATCATCACAATTCTTAAAGGCGGATGGTAGTGTAGATTCAAATACATATTTAACACAGCACCCACCAATTGCATCACCAGCGTCTTCTAACAATAGTGGAAGAACATATATCCAAGATATACTATTAGACGGTAATGGACACGTAACAGGACTAACTACGGCCACTGAAACTGTCGTCAATACAGACACAAATGATATTGACTATGTGAGTTCCGCAACATTCAATACGGGTACAGGTGTAATAACAGGTACTGGTGTGGGTAATGCCGGATTTACTGTTGATATTGATGGTAGGTACGTTGAGTTAGGTGGAGGTACGATGACGGGTGGTTTAATTACAACAAATTTACAAGTTCATGGAGGTTCCTCACAAATAGTTTTAAAAGACACAACGGACGATGACGACCATTCTATATTATTTAGAAATAACGCCGACGGTGACGATTACAAGATAACAACCAAAGACTTTACGTCAGCCGCTACGGGAGACGGATTCTACCTTGGTTCAACGGGGGGTGACAACGTTGCATTAGTAACAAACAACACAACCGCATTAAATATCGACACTTCTCAGAATTCGGTCTTTTCAGGGAACGTTACTGCATCTTCATTTATTAAAAGTGGGGGTACTTCATCTCAATTCTTGAAAGCGGACGGTAGTGTTGATAGTAATACCTATTTAACACAACACCCGAATATATCTGCAGCATCTTCATCTAATAATAGTGGTCGAACTTACATACAAGACATATTACTTGATAGTAATGGTCATGTTACAGGTTTAACAACTGCAAGTGAGACTGTAACTAATACAGACGAATTTACAACAGGTGCAACATTCAATACAGGTAACGGTATTATCACATTCACAAGAAATGACGGAGATACTTATACTGTAGATATTGATGGTAGGTATTTAACGTCATTCACAGAAACCGATCCAATATTTACGGCTCATGCCGCTTACAATATCACATCGACTCAAATAACTAATTGGGATACCGCATATGGATGGGGTGACCATGCAGATGAAAATTACCTAACACAACACCCTAATGTAAATGCGGCAAGTAGTTCTAACAACAGTGGTAGAACATATATACAAGATATTTTATTAGATGGTAATGGTCATGTTACAGGTATAACCACATCATCAGAAACTGTGGTCAATACCGATGAATATACGACAGGTTCTACTTTTAATAGTGGTACGGGTATCATTACATTCACAAGAAATGATGGTGACACTTATACTGTTGATATATCTGCAACATTATCGGAAGTTACTGTAACGGGTGGTACATATGATGGTTCAAGTCAAACATTAACATTGACAAAATCAGATGGCGACACGGTAGATGTTACGGGTTTTGCGTTGGATACTGACGTAAACTACTATCTAACAGGTGCAACATTCAATACAGGTACAGGTGTAATCACTTATAAAGTTAAGGGTGCATCCGATGTTACTGTTGATATTGATGGAAGATACTTACCACTTAGTGGGGGTACTATTTCAAGTAATAACACATATACTTTAAAGTTAGAAAACTCAAGTAATGGGTTAGGTACGGGAATTGAATTTAGTGATAACCCAGGGGCTGGTACACAAAGAGCATATATAACACATTACCATGGTGACGGTTCTAGTTATGGTTCTGGTGCGTCTATAGTGTTATCAACAAATCAACCCACAATGACAATACTTGCCGATGGTAAGTTAATGTACAAAGAAGGTATATACTCCAAACCGGCGACAGGTACAGGTGCGGGTACAAGAAAAGATCAAAATTGGGATACCGCTTATGGGTGGGGAGATCACAGTACTGTTGGATATCTAACTGGTTTTACTGAAACCTATACCGAACATGAGAATATAAGTGCGGCTTCCTCCTCTAATAATAGTGGAAGGACATACATTCAAGATATATTAGTTGATAGTAATGGTCATATAACTGGTATCACTACCGCAACAGAAACTGTTACTAATACAGACACAATCGATTATATTAATTCAGCGACATTCAATACAGGTACAGGTGTAATAACAGGTACTGGTGTGGGTAACGCAGGATTCACTGTAGATATTGATGGTAGATTTGTAAAATTAGGTGGAGACACCATGACAGGTACTCTTGACGTACACGTTCCTGATGCAGGTACAATATTAAGTTCAGGTAATTCATCTGCAACAGGTACACCTGACCAATTCTTCATTAAACACGTTAATGGTGGTGTTGCAATTGGGAACCTTAGAGGTGATATAAACTTCACAAGCGGTAACTTAAAGAATGACGGTAATCTCATATGGGATGCCGGTGATTTCACATCAACCAACATAAGTAATTGGGACACCGCATATGGATGGGGTGATCACAGCACTGTAGGATACCTAACAGGATATACCGATACAAATGATATCGATTATGTTAATTCAGCAACATTTAATACAGGTACAGGTGTCGTAACATTATCGGGTGTTGGAAATGCGGGTGCAACTGTTGACCTTGATGGTAGATACCTATTAGATACAACAGACACATTTACGGGAGCACTTACAATTGCCGGTGATATAAGAGGTAATGGTCAACAACTAATATTAAACGCAGGTGAGTCCTACGCATATGCAACAGGACAGACAAACGAATATGTTTATATCAATGCAGAACAAGGTCTTGAGGTTAATTCAGAAACAGGTAATTGGACAGTAAACGGATGGTCAGATAGAAAAACAGCATTACTTAGAGGGGATTTACTTAGGTTAGATGGGGAAGACCTCACCAAAACTAATATCCAAAACTTCAAAACCGCATATGGATGGGGTGACCATTCCACTGAAGGGTACGTGAAAAATGACGAGTATACAACAGGTGCCACATTTAATAGTGGTAATGGTATAATCACATTTACAAGAAATGATGGTGACACATATACGGTTGATGTAGACAATAGATATCTACAATTGTCGGGAGGATCGTTATCGGGTAATCTTAATATGACAGGTACTAACCCAATGATAAAGTTTGTTCCGACAGGAACTAATGATGGTGCGGGTATTAGATTTAACTACACCAATAATGATGGTGAAATGGAGTTTTGGACTTCTGATGATTATAGTGAACCATTTGTTTGGAGAGCATACGATGTAGGTTTAGATGGGACTGGAAACTATCAAGAGTGGATGAAACTCTACCAAAAGAAACTTTATATTGACGGTGAGGAATTAAGTAAAACAAACATACAGAACTTTAAAACCGCATATGCATGGGGTGACCATTCAATAGCGGGATACTCGGAAGTTGATTATTACACTACAGGTGCCACTTTTAATAATGGTTCAGGTACCCTTGAATTCACAAGAAATGATGGAAACACTTACAGTGTAAGTTTATCATCGGCCCTAGTAGACGTTACTGTAACGAGTGGTACATATAACAGTAGTAATCAGATACTAACCTTAACCAAATCAAACGGAAGTACCGTAGATATTTCAGGGTTTGCGGTTGATACAGATGTTAACTGGTATACGACAAGTGCATCATTCAATACGAGTAACGGTATTATAACAGGGACACACCATGGAGGTACATGGACTGTCGATATTGATGGTAGGTATGGTTTAAAATCACTTTCAGAAAATAAAACATATACAAGTGGTGGTAATGCTGTTGGTTCCTATTTAGGTGGACACTACTCAGGTGGTGGTACAGAAAAACCAAATTCAGCAACGTTTGGATCAGGAAAACTGAAGATAGCGATGCTATCAAACACTAACCTTGGATTCGGGGGATCTTGGAATGATGTACTTTGGATTAGTGCATATAATGGTAGTGATGTAAAAGGGTCACACGCATTGGTGTTCGACAAGTACAGTACAAATGTTTACGTCTCTGACCAATCATACGACTCGGCGTCATGGGGTACTGGATACCAATTATGGCACACCGGACACTTCCAACAAAGCAGTATTAATAATTGGAATACCGCATATGGATGGGGAGACCACTCAGCGGCAGGATATGCATCAGGTGACTTCCTATTAAAATCTGGTGGAACTATGAGTGGTGCCATTAACATGAACGGTAGTGGTATTGATATGGTTAATGGTTCGATAAGTAATGTTAACCATATTACAATTGCAGACCCAGGACCAACAGAAGGTATTGAATGGTTAGGTGGTAATGGGTTTAGAATTGTTGAATCACCAAACGACTTAACAACAAACAGTGGTGGTAATTTACAATTCGTTAAATCAAGTACAAGAATATTAACTTTAGGATCAAATGGTCAGTCAGAATTTACTGATAAGTTAACTCTAACATCTTCTACTTCAGGATCAACAATATTTGATATCCAAGGTACAAGTGGCCAGTTATTCTCAATCACTGATGATTTGACGGGTGATCTATTCGCGGTTTCAGATTCATCAGGTGTACCAATCCTAAATGTTAATGCGAATGGTGCGGTAACACTCGACCCACTTGGTTCTTTATATGTTGGAAATAATAAAGTAATTAATGGTAGTGGTAATATTGAGTTTGATGGACCTGTAACCACATCCAACCAAGGTAGAGGTATCTATTGGACAGGTTATGATAAAGAAGGTACCACAGATTTCTCAGATACCGCACATATATTACACACAAGTAATAGTGGTGGATTGGCAGGTTCTGTCATTGAGATTAAATCACATAACGATGCAACTGATGGTGTTAACTTTGTGGTTAATGGTAACAGTGCGGTTAGAATCAATGGTAACATTGTGGTTCACGCAGGTAACTATACTTCATACCAACAACACCCAACGATTACCGCGGCTAATTCTTCAGATAACTCGGGTAGAACATATATACAAGACATCTTATTAGATGGTAACGGACACGTTACGGGTGTTACAACAGCAACAGAGACAGTTACCGATAGTGGAAATGATAATGATATAGATTACATAAGTGGAGCTACGTTTGATGATACTACAGGTGTAATTACAGGCACAGGAACAGGTAATGCTGGATTTACTGTCGATATTGATGGTAGGTATTTAACTACTGAAACTTATACAGCACACGATAATATTACTGCGGCCACATCTTCTAACAATAGTGGTAGAACGTATGTTCAAGACATTTTAGTAGATGGTAACGGACACGTTACGGGTATAACTACGGCTACAGAAACAGTCACCGATAGTGGAAATGATAATTACTATGTTGATGGATTAAGTTTCGATACTGGTAATGGTGTTCTTACGGCGAGTGTGAATGGGGCAACTAATCAGACAGTCGATTTAGACGGTAGGTATTTAGGAACAGGAGACAAGGCGGCAGATTCTGATTTACTTGATGGTTTAGACCTTCATACGGGACGTAACAATGAGGCAAATAAAGTAGTACGTACAGATGCAAACGGTTATATCCAAGCTGGTTGGATTAATACAACATCGGGAGCGAACGGTGCTTCAGATACCATAAGTAGAATTTACGCGTCGGGAGATGGTTATATTAGATATTATAGTAAGGCCGACTTCATTAGTCAATTAGGTTTAATTACTACAGGTAATATTGGTTCACAATCTGTAAATTATGCAACAACGGCAGGATCGGCGGATATGATTGATGGTGTTGCATTTAGAAACACAAATTCAACTGGAGGGATTGATGCGGACTCCTTAAATAGTGCGGGTATCACATACTACACAGGTGGTGTGACAAACTTCTCAGGTAACGCAACTGACGGAGCTCTTTACTCACAAATATATAGTTCATCATGGCAACATCAAATTGCGGGTGACTATAGAAGTGGACGAATTGCGGTTAGAGGTAAAAATAATAATACTTGGCAATCTTGGAAAAAGATACCGGCGGTTAATGTTTCTACATTCAGTAATGTGGGTACCGTTACTTTTACCCATGGTTTAGGAACCGACAACGTGATTGTACAGGTATATGATAGTAATGGTGATTTATTTTTCCCTTCGGCAATAAATTCTTTAAATGGGGTGGTTGTGGTTAAATTTGAAACAAATAGATCAGGAAGAGTAGTCGTAACAGGATAAAAAAGAGTTAAATGATTAGAGAAAACGTAATAGTTAGTGGTTCACTTGACGTGAGTGGACAATTTATCATACCAAGAGGTAGTAGAGGGGAAAGACCTACTTCACCTGAGATAGGTTCTATGTACTTAGAAGAATCTACAAGTGGTAGTTTCGTTGTTACATACACTGGTTCATCTAATTATGATGATGGTTGGGAACCAGTGGGTTCGCAAGATACTGACAGAACAGGATTCAAATACAGACAAATAATAAACTATTCATATTTGGCAGGTGGATATAAGTCAGGTTCACCTTGGAAGAATGTACATAAAACAATTAACGCAACCGACCAAACATCTCACTTAGGTGAGTTATTAGATTACCCTGCAAACTATACCTCAGGGGCGTGTAGTAAAACTAAATTATTTCTTTGGTCAACAAATACGGATGGTGCTCATAAAGGCGCAACTAACATACACTCAACACATACATCAGGTATTGATATGGTGAATGAAACAACATACACCCACCAATCTAAATGGGATTTATTAAATGCGAGAGATGATTGTGGTACCCTATTTAAAGAAACGGAGTTTGCGTATGTTTTTGGTGGATCTGTAGCAACAGTTGAGAAATTCAATTTAACAAATGAGACAATGTATACCACTTATTATCCTGGTGGTTCACCATATGTAACAACAACTTCATCTATTACAAGTACTTTAGGTTCATCAGGATTCTCTGATGAAAATTATGGTTACGGTTACGGTTCTGAAAGTGGAAACAAATGTCACTTTGCTACTGATGTGTTCGAGACAAGGGCATCCTCATGGGCGTCTAGTGGACAACAGAAAGGGATTAGTTCTAAGGTTGGTAAAGGGTATTGTGGAAATGAAGGTACATATAATGGGGGTTATAATTTGAGAAGATGGGATGTCTTTACTGAAACCAATATAGGTAATGTACCTAAACCCCACCAAAATTGTGGTGAAGAAAACTTCACATTAGGACAAGACCATCAATACATGTTAGCAACATACGATGGTACAGGTCAAACAAATACAAGTTGGAAATTCTCATATACGACAGATACGGGTACGGTAAATCCTGCAGGGTTAGCACCAGGTGTTAACGCAGGTGCATCATCAGGACATTGTGGTTGGAGAAATTAACTATTTATAGATATGATATTTGAAAATTTAGAAATTAGTGGGTCGTTAAGAGGTCAGGGAATAACAAGACCACCCTCAGGTGCAAAGGCGGATAGACCTTCCTCACCTGAAAAAGGATCTATGTTCTTAGAAATGACGACATCGGGTAGTTTCGACAATAGTTTTCTAATGGTTTACACGGGTAATGGAAATGATTCTGGTTGGGAGAGAATTGCGAATCAAAGTAATTTTGGTAAAACCAGTTTTAGGTTCAATCAAATTATTAACTACTCTTATTTGGCGGGAGGGTATAAATCCTCATCACCTTGGAAGAATGTACATAAGACGGTAAACTCTACAGATCAAACATCACACTTGGGTGAATTGTTAGATTATCCTGCATCATATACTTCAGGTGCGTGTAGTAGAACTATTTTCTACGTATGGTCTGTTAATAATGATGGTGCATGGAAGAGTGCGAGTAATGTACATGGTACATATACATCTGCGATTAATATGGTAACCGATACTAATTATACACACACCGCTGAGATGGATACTAATATAGCAAGAAGTGATTTAGGTACGATGCATAAGGAAACAGAAATGGCATATCTTTTTAGTGGGGGTAGTGCCACTGTTGAGTTATTTAATTTAACCACAGAATCCTTACATACGGCATATACACTATCAACAATAAACGGTAGTGATGGTGGTTCGGCATTTTCGGATGAACTATATGGTTATGGTTGGACTTCAAGTGGAGGTGTCAAATTAAACTTTTCAACGGAAACTTTTGCAACATCCCCTCATTGGTCAAACCATTCACAACAAAAAGGTATCTCATCTAAAGTTGGTAAAGGTTATGCCGGTAATGAAGGTTCATATAGTGGTGGTTATAACTTAAGGAGATGGAGTAATCAAACAGACACCAATATAGGTAATGTTGTCAAACCCGATGGTAACTGTGGTGAAGAGAATTTTACTATGGGTCAAGATTGGCAATACATGTTAGGTAATTATAATGGTCTCCAAAACAATAATTCATGGAAATTTACATACGCAACTGATACGGGTACAACAAGTGTAAGTGGGTTAAATCCCGCAGTAAACGCTGGTACTTCATCAGGTCATTGTGGTTGGAGAGAATAAAATTTTAAGAATATGATATACGAAAATATGTCCGTTAGTGGTTCACTTAAAGTGGACAGAGTTACTGCAAGACCACCGAAAGGTGTTAAGTCACAGAGACCATCGAACCCATTATCTGGTTCTTTATTCTTGGAAGAATCATCAGAACACACAAGTTATTTAATGGTTTATACGGGTGTGTCTAATGTGGATGAGGGTTGGGAAAGAATTTCAGCACAACAAAACGAAGGAACTAATTTTAAGTACAGACAAATAATTAATTATTCTTACATCGCCGGTGGATATAAATCCTCATCACCTTGGAAGAACGTACATAAGGCAACCAACGCAACTGATCAAACAACCCACATTGGTGAGTTATTGGACTATCCCGCAAACTACACATCAGGAGCGTGTAATCTTAGAATATTTTTTATGTGGTCTGTAAATACGGATAGTGCACATAAAGGACCAACGTCTCTACATAGTAACACAACTTCTGCGGTCAACATGTTTACCGACACTAACTACGCCCACCAATCTAACCATGACTTACAATATAGTAGGTCCGATTGTGGAACCATGTGGAAAGAACATGAGTTTGCTTGGATTTTTGCGGGTAACAGAACAGAGGTAGATAAATTTAATTTAACTAATGAAACGACAATAACAAACTATGGGGTAACCTCGATAAGTAGTAGTGGTGGAGCGAGTTCTTTTTGTAATGAAACCCATGGATATGGATGGAGTACAAGTAGTATAAAAATGGAATTCTCTACGGAGACTATATCAAGTTCATCAAGTTCATGGTCAGCACACGGACAACAAAAAGGTATTCCATCTAAAGTTGGTAAGGGTTATGCCGGTAATGAGGGATCTTACCAAGGTGGTTACAATTTGAGAAGATGGGATACATCTACAGATACGAATATTGGTAATGTTGCAAAATTAAGATCGAATTGTGGGGAAGAGAATTTCGCTATGGGCCAAGATTGGCAATACATGTTAGGTTGTTACGGTAGTTCTTTACAGAATAACGATAGTTGGAAAATGTACTATCAAACAGATACGGGAGTTTTAAATCCCGCGGGTCTTCCACCGGCAGTAAACGCTGGTACTTCATCAGGTCATTGTGGTTGGAGAGAATAGTAATAAACACTTTATTTAATTGTTTTTTATACTTATATTATAGTAAAATTTTTATTATATGAAAGAAGAGTATAAATATGAAAAAACCAACAACCTAAAAGATGGTTTAGATACTAAGTTAATTGAAGTTGCGGAACAAGTTTCATTCGCACTACCAAGGTACAAGGCAGAAAATTTTGTTGGGGGTGCACAAATAACACCTTATGCGAAACTAAAACAATGGTTACTTGAACTTAGAGGTAGAGAAGACGCCGTAGAACATTTAGAATATACCGTTAAAAAACAGGATTTGGAAATACAAATCCAAGAGGAGAGTAAAGAATTTTTAACAGACCCTAAAAGAAAACAGTTGGTAGATCTCACAATTTCAGATATGAAAATAGATCTTAGAAAATTTAAAAGAAATCTTAAAGATGCTTACATAGAGAGACAAGGTTTTATTGATTTAATAAAAGATTTCTTAGATACTGACGATGCTAAACTACCTGATGGTAGTGATTTAATTGATGTAATCGGTAATAAAGAATTAGAAGATAAATTTGAACATGAGTATTGGACTGTTAGGATGGCAAAACAAGCAATGTTAGATATGATTTCATATGGTAGGATCGGTACAGGTAACTTGGATTCTATTTTAATGATGTCCGCAGAACAACAAAAACAAGTTTTATCTCTCGCTTCTTCTTACACAGTATTTATAGATAAGAACATTAATCAATTAATGGCAAACGCAACTACAAATAGTTTCTCAATAGAAGAGTCATTGAGAAAACAATTAAAGTTGGGGGAGGCAGATAAACCTGATACTGAAAAACTTTTATAATGAGACATATTATTTTTAAAATAACCGGAAACATACCTGGATACATACGAGTTGTTGGGTCCTACATGAATTACTATTATGGGCGTATTGATGACATCTATGACGATATGAGGTTGGAGTTAGATAAACTAAATGCATCGGTAATTACTGAAGAAGAAGGTAAGGGTTTCATTTTCGCTGACATATACAAAGATTATATTAGTATTAGAACTAATTCATCGCTGATGGATGAGGTTCCGGTCTTAGCCGAATCTTCAGAAACTGATGAAGAAAAAGTTAAGTATACACTTACTCAGGAAGATAGGGATTTAGGTGTTGTTTTTAATAAAGTGGTTTTATTAAAAGTTATTTCAGATAGATTTTATACGAGACATAAAGATTTAATGGTTGATGCATCTAACTTAGAAAAGGATACTTGGGAAGAACAAAAAAGAGAGGCGTTTGCATATCAATTAGATAATTCGTATTCAACACCCGTTATTGACATACTTTCATCTGGTAGAGGTATTGATAAACAAGTTTTGGTTGATAAAATAATATCTAACGTAACATCTTATAATACAAAATTAGCAACTTTATTACTTGAACAACAATTATTAGAACAAAGAGTAAAAGATTGTGTCACTTTGGCGGATTGTCACAGACTCAAACACGAGAAGTTTGGTATCTCCTTAAGTAAACAACAAAGAGAAGAGGAAGGAATTGAGAGCACCCCATTGACACTGAAGATGGATTTCTAAAAAAAACTAAATGAATTTAGCAATAAATGGTACATGTGCTAAAGGTTGTTCTTTCTGTTTCACAAAAGAAGATGCGAGACTAAAACATACTCTTGGTGAGATGTCAATAGAAAAAGTAGGTGAACTACTTGATCATTTTGATATTGAAGGATCTAGAGAGGAGGTTACAATACTTGGAGGGGAACCCACACAACATTCAAATTTTATGGGTCTGATGGATTATATAATCTCAAGAGGTTATAAGGTTAATCTTGTCAGTAATTTACTATTTGGTAAAAGAACCTTAGATTATATAACAAACAACATAAAACATATTAGGTGGATATTACCTAATGGTGCTGAGTTGGATGAAAAAAATAGGTTAAATCTATTTAAGAAAAACTACTTATCACTTTACTCAACCTATGCAAACACATGGGGATTTGAGGACAATTCAAGATTATTTATTGCAATAACACTTTCGTCCGATTGGAAGGAAAGAAAAATGTTTGAATACATTAAGTGGTTATATCATGCTTTGGATGGTAAATTAAATGCAATAAGGTTAGGTTTAGATTTAACAGGTACTTACCTAATTAACAATAAAGAAATGGGTAAAGAAGTTACTAAGATATTAAAGTTTGGACTTTACAATAATATTCAAGTGACCTCTGATTGTCAAGTACCACCGTGTTTGTGGGAGGGGGGAAACAAACAATCAATTATGGAGAACTCTTTAGGGTTCGCGACTTTCAAAATACCAGGTTACGATAAAATTTGTGGTTTCATGCCTTTAGATATATTCCCTGATGGATCCTCAATACACTGTTACCCATTACAAGATAAAGTTAAGATAGATAATGTATTGAAAATATCGGGAGAAAACAATATATTATCATTGAGGGATAAGTTCGATGATTTATATCGAGAAAACCATAAAGATTATAGTATACCACAAGATTGTTTAGATTGTGTTTTTTATAAAACAGAATGTAATGGTATTTGTGGAGGTTGTTTAGAAAATGAGTAAAATATTCTCAATACCATTAAATCCTATGTTAAGTGAACAGGCGTTCACACATGTATTCTATCCATTTCTACAAAAGAATAAGGATTGGATATATGATATATACTTTACCTGTAGAATACCCCCTTTTACTCAGGATGCTATGGGGTCTGTTATAAATGAAGACGATAGATATTCAGTTTTTGATAATGCGTTGATGATACAGGAGACTTTAGGTATAAAAATTAGTGCTACATTCAATAATTTTAACGTGTCTCCCAAATATGAAAATTATAAATTATTTATTGAAAACTTAAAACCACTTTATGATAAAGGTTTAAGGTCCATGACGATACCTCACGGTCATTGGGTGGCTATGGGTTTAAAGGACCATTTTCCTGAGATGCATATTAAAAATACCATACTCAGGAAGGTTAATACCGCACAAGATTTTTGGTACTCCGCCGAACAAGGGTTTGACTACATTAATGTTGATAGAATATTGATGAGGGATATGGAGGAACTAAAGAACATTAGAAGAGCACAACTCATGTTTCAACAAAAACATGGTAGATACGTTGAGATTGCGTTATTAACAAATGAAGGTTGTTTAGGTAGATGTCCCGTTATGGATGAACACTACTCATATAATAACTTAAGAAAACCTAACGAATTACCGTATTTTCACCATGAGATATCAAAAGTCACATGTGAACATAAATGGGAAAACGAAATCGGTGCGTTCTTCTTTAAAACTGCAACCATACCACCATTTAAAAAAGAATTTGATGAATACCTAAATCATATCGATGTCTATAAAATGCATGGTAGGGATAGTTTTGATAGATTAAATGAAACTATGGAAATAGTGGAATCTTATTCACAAGGTAAGGACATCTTATCAAAATCCTCAGAAATATATTTAGATGGTGTCCCTCATGAAGAGTTAAGGGGTTGGAGAAATAAGATCAAGAAATGTAAATTTCAATGTTGGGATTGTAATTATTGTGATATTGTCTCTGAACACAAAAAAAAGAAATTAAATGGATCTAATTAAACACATTGATGAATCCATTGAGTGGGGGAATAGAGAGGTTTCTAAACTTAACCAAGACGTACTCAACATTCACGGTATCACTAGTAACAAAGTTAGATGTTTCTTAAATAACCTATGTTCAATAGGTGGGACTTATTTGGAGATAGGTGTCTTCAGAGGAGCAACTTTTTGTTCATCAATCTACAATAATGATAATCTTCACAGTATAGGTATTGATAATTTTGCATCACCCAACCTTATGCCGATGGGTGTGAGTCAGAAATTAGCAACATATTTAAAACAAGGTATTGACACCCCACCACAAGAAGATTTTTTAAATAATGTTAAGAGGTTTGGAAAAACTGAACAGATTGACGTTTATAAAACAGACTATACCACATTTGATTACACCCAACTACCTAAGTTAGATATTATATTTTATGACGGGGATACTAAATTCCATGATCAGTATGTTACACTTAAAAAATTAATCCCCCAATTCTCAGACAAAACAATACTCATAATGGATGATTGGAATTGGAACAGTGGTGCGTTAGATCGAGTGATACACGAGGAAAAACTATTTGTGACCCATCAAAGAGAAATTTATACAAGTGGTGAGGATATGTCAGATTTTTGGAATGGATTGGGTATTTTTTTATTTGAAAGGTAGTTGACTATTGTCTAAATTTTATTTATATTTTATCTAAATAAAAACATATACATGCAAAAATTAATATTATCAATATTGTTAGTGTTAGGAACACATCAATTATCGGCACAATACTCGGGACGAGCACTTAGTAATGGTCAACAAGACAGTACACAAGTTAAAAAATTAAACGAGGTTGTAGTTACAGCCAAAAAGTATAGTCAATTCGAATTAGTGGGTGAGAATAACCAACCCGCTTGGACATTAGTAAGAAAATTTCCATCAACCAGAACTTATATTATGGTCCCTAAGGGTACTGTGATGTATGAAAAATGGTTCGATATGAGAACACCAAGAGGTGGTGACCCAACAGAAGTTAGAATGAGAGATGAGATTGCATTTGGTCTAGCTAATAGATTAGAGTTGGATCTATATATTCACACAGTTTATAAATCTGATGGGTATGAATCTTCATACGGTTTCAGAGGGTTTTCGTGGGAGATAAGATACGCACTTGCCGAATGGGGTAAGATATGGGGTAATCCAACTTTGTACTTTGAACACAAATTATTGGATGGTAAATACCAAGGTATAGAACCAAAACTACTTTTAGGTGATCGTATTGGTAAAAGAGGAATATGGGGCGTAAACTTAATTTATGAGGCGTATACTGCACCAACACGAGAAGACCAAAAAAGAGAGTACGCTTATACCGCATCTTATGGTCAGGTAATAAATGATGATTTAACGATAGGTCTGTCTAACATGTTTAGACATAACGATGTAGATGGTTCAAATGAATGGTATGTTGGACCCGCACTACAATATAGATTTAACGGTAATGCATATGTAAACTTTGAATTACTGCCAGGTCTTAATGAAGATGCGAAGAAGTTTAGAAATACCATTATTTTTGGATGGAGATTCTAATTAAAAACCAAGACTTCCTACTTTACTTAGGATTCATTATGGTCATAACGGGAATCCTAAAAGAAAAGGGATACCTTACTGACGTATTTAGTCTTTTACTAAAGACAGTGAAATCAAAGAAAATAGTTTTATTTCTAATTTCACTATTTGGTGGGGTTTTACCGATACCTGGTAGGGTTGCGGTTTCTGCGGGAATACTCGATACAATTGCCCCAAAAGATAAGAGGGGTAGGGAGAATTATGGTATCATAGATTACCTATCAACACACCACTATTACATATGGTCACCTTTAGAGAAAACGGTAATCATACCTATGGCGATATTAGGTGTAACTTATGGAGAACTAATCAATATATTGTATCCACTTTTAATTATATCTTTATTAGTTATATGTGGTTTTATATATAAATTTGAAGACGGTAATATAGAAATACCAAAAATCCATAAGATCAATTATAAGAACGTTTATCTTATATTCTTACCGTTCATACTAACATTGGTATTATCGGGTCTTACGGATCGTTATTTACCTTTATTTTGTGGTTTTACTCTGTACTTAGTCAGTTACTCTAACTCGTGGGGTAAATTACTTAAACACGTCAATTGGAAATTGGTAATTAGTGTAGGGGTTGTGATTGTATTTTCTAATTTCATATCTCAATACAATGAACAAATAAAAACATATTTAGAGGGGGTTACCACAACTTATAATATTTTTTTGGTTGGAGGTTTATGTTTCTTGAGTTCGTTCTTATTGGGGTCATCAGGTAAATACGCGGGAATAGTTTCAATAGTCAGCTCAATAGTGGGTATTGAATATTTTCTTTTCTTATTTACAATGTGTTACTCAGGTTATTTATTATCTCCAACACATAAGTGTGTTTACATAGGACAACAATATTTTGGTACTCCCATAAAAAAATATATCTCATCCATTTCGGTATGGACAATAATTATGATAGTCTACAGTGTTTTAGACTTGACTTTTAAATTAAAATAAACTATATTTCTAAAAAAATAACATTATGTCAACAAAGTTAACAATCGATCAAATCTTACAATTAGATGCAGAAATAAACGGATATACCAATCCTCAAAATGGTGAAGTTATCTATGAAGGTTTTGCATCACAACCATTATCAATTCTTTTAAAATACGAACTCAGAGAATTGTCTGATAAATTAAAAGAAGAAAGAACTAAGGTTGATGAATTAAGAAACGAACTAATTGAAAAATTTGGTGAAAAAACTGAAGAGGGTGGTATACAAATTACTCCTACAGTAGAACAAAAAAAGGGAAAGAAAACAGAAACGGTTAAAAATCCTAAGTATGTAGAATTCTTGAATGAATATAATAAGTTACTATCTAAGGAGATAGAGTTGGATCATCCTGTAATCACTAAAGAAGATCTTAAAGATGCGGGTAAAACCAAAGACCAATATAACATCCTATTTAATTTGGTAGGATAAATTAAACTTTTCTTTTAATCACAATTTTCAAATTTCCGATTTGATATTCCCCTACATCGTAGTGTGGAATTGATAATCGGATTTTGTTTATTACATGAAGATCTTCTTCGTTCATTGGTTCGGTCTCGATTATCGTAACATCCACCATATCAGTTAATAGAAATTTAGATCTTAAATCGTAGTTGGTATTAGGTTGTTCGTTTGCAATATATTCAGTGGGTGTGGTACCCCCTAAATACAATTTATCAAAATAAGGTTCCAACTTATATAGGTGTCTATCACTCCTCAATTTAATACCCATATTAAAAGTGGGGTAATTAAAAATTTCGTCCTCCCAATAATACAGTTCATTAAAAGTGGGTATGGTAATCCCCCATTTACGTATAAAGTTACGTATGTTTCTGTGTTCACTTAATTTACTTTCTTCGGACCTTAATACTCTACTGGTTTTAGAAACAAAATGATATACTACGGCACATTCAGTTGTTTTAAGTAGGTAACCCTTTAATTTGGCTCTAATAATGAAATCATCATCTTCACAGAAAAAAGGGTCAAAAGTAAAACCATCGAATAAACCAACATCAATAAATGTTTTCTTATAACCCGACATAAAAAATGTGGCCCCATTAACTAATTCCTTTCTTTCCTTAACTTTGTCAACGTATTGATCAAACAAGTGGTAATTAAAATCATTAAACCCTCTACCCAATTCTAATATAACTTTACCAGGTCTCTTATGTCCCTTAAAAATAGGGGGTTCAATAGTGGTATATGTGATGAGAGACTTTTCATCAATTAGTTCTGATAAATTCTCTAAAAAATTCTTACCGATCACCATATCATTATGAATCAAAACCAATTTATCAGTATCAACTAACTTGATCGCCGAATTATAATTGTCTGAGAAAGTTAATTGATCGTCATCATGTATGTAGGAAAGGTTATCATCATCCAAAGACTGTAACCAATCTAATGTACCATCCGTAGACCCACCACTACTAATAACCATAGGGGCATCAGGGTATATATCCCTAATCCTTTTATGTGTATTCTTAGTATAATCTAAGTTATTAAAAACGGCAAGTACTAAAGAGATATCCATTACTTATTGGTGTTATCGAATATTGAAATGAATAGTCGTTCGAAGATCCACGGACCTAATACTTTATTGACACATAATTCATTAGCCCTTTTATAAAACTCCACACTTCTCATTCTGATAGTGTCTCTACTAACCGCAAATATTGCACCGGCGGTAAATGGATATAGTTCAAGAGGTGGATTTTCAAATAGTTCTACCCAAACACCATTTATGTCCATACCTCCGTGATGGGGAGTCCCGTTTGGTCTCGAATGTAAAACTCTTTTAAAGGGTCCATCACTAAAAAATAGTAACTCATTAGGTTTTTCAAAAACCACTGATTTGGTAATATTTGGAAACTCTTTTAAAACCTCTTTGTAATTTCTAACGTGATCAAATGGGTGTCCTTGAGTAAAGAATACCCACTCACCTAAATTATCATAATTTTTTATTATGTGGGTTAGATAGGTGTTACCTTCTCGACCAACGTTAGGTAAATTAATTGAACCTTCGATAGGTTCCCCTTTATTATATAAGAAAATTCTATAATCAGAAAACTCTGATAACCAAGATATGTCTTCTCTATATCTACTTACTATTAAATCACCTTTGTAGTTCATCATAATAGTTATTTTGTTTTTCTTGTTTCTTAATATCTTTATGATGTATTAGTGAAAATGTTTCGTCCTCAGGTAAGTTGGTGTACGTGTTATAGTTTACTAACCTTTCATGTACCTTACCATACCATCTTATCCTACCCTCTCTTTTCCATATTCTTGTTTGTGTGTCAGGAAAATTAACCCATCCTTTTGAGTTTACATTCCATCCCCACTTCTTAATGTGCTCTTCCGTCAAACCCTCAACAGTGTTTACTCTTGAAATTAAGAATACTTCGTTTTTAGGGTTGGCCTCAAGTATCGTTGGTAGGTAATTAATTAAATTTGTATGAGGCATTTCATCTGCATCGATTTGAAAAATATAATCACCGTTACAGTAATCTGAAAGTTCATTCTTCCACTCACCAAAATGACCTTCAAAGAAACCTCTCCACATTTGGAAGTTAGGTAACTTATTATGTTTAATTAACCATTCAGCAATCTCCTCAGAACCATTTTTATGATCGTACAAAATGACTATCTCATCTTTAGGTCTTTTAATTCTAAGTAGAAATTCAACCAATCGTTTTATTTCCTCGAATTCATTACAGACAGTTATAGCATAACTAATTTTCATCTATAAGGTTTTTATATAGTCTTCCAATCTATCTTTAGGTGACCAACCTAATTTATTTAAAGTATCGTCATTCTCTCTTTTAGTGGATCTATAATTACCTGGTTGATCAGGTATATTAATTTTTGGGTGATCACCAAACCTTTCAGTAAACATATTGTAAACTTGATTTATTGAGTAATTCATACCTGTTCCTAATTCCCATGCATCTTCATGTTTTTCATTTCCTGTACCCACTTTATAAAGTGCGTCAACGATGTCAATAACATGAGTGAAATCTCTTCTTTGTTCCCCATCACCAACTATCGTAATAGGTTCCCCTTTTGATACTTGGTGTCTCCATATACCTATCACTGCAGCCCATGTACCATCCACCAATTCGTTAGGACCATACACGTTATAAAATCTACAGATCTCGAAGTCACAACCATAAGCGGTTCTGTACATTTTGAATATATCTTCACCTGTTCTCTTATAAGTTGCGTACGGAGATGTTTGAGGGTTGCACCATCTTGAGGAGGAACCCGCATAAACCACTTTAATATTGTTTTCCTTAGCCCAATCAGCAACATACTGACAACCACCAGCATTAACTCTAAATGTTTCAGTAGGGTCATCAAACGAGGGTTGTATTCTTGACAACGCAGCTAAATGATAACATATATCAAAATTACCACCTATCGAATTGATTTGTTCGATGTCATTGTAATGGTAATCACACCCATCTATTTCGTATTCTTTTAATCCCGTAGATAGGTCATCAATTGAGGACACTTCGTGACCCTCATCCATTAATCTACTGATTAAATTGGAACCAATAAACCCGTTCCCTCCTGTTACTAAAATTTTCATACTATTAATCTATTTTTTTTAATTCAGGTAAAACCAATTTAGTTTTCTTTGGTTTAACCTCGTTTATTATTACTGTTTTTAAAATTTCTTCAAATCTAATTGTTGTGGACTCTAATGAGAAGTTTTCATTATTTTCATCTCTGAGTATTTTAGATTTATCTAAAAATTCATCGTACTTCTCTTCTACTATTTTAAAGACCTCAACAACCTCATTGTAATTACACGTAAACCATTTTGACTCTTTAAGTATAAAATCATCGGCAGCACTCTCATGTACTTTAGTTAATTTACCTCCTAACATTATTGCCTTATCCATCGGTAAGAAATCCTTATGTCCTGACCAGTTAGATGCAATAATTGGTTTACCCGTCATGGAAAATTCTAATAGGGGTCTACCAAAACCCTCACCCTTTGTTAGTGTTACCATAGATTTTACTTTGGGGTGATTATACAAATCATTCATCTCATCATCAGTTAGTTGACCAAATAATAGATATACGTTAGGTGGGTTACTGTAGGTTGATGTAATTCTTTGTATTTTTTTTCTCATAACTTCCCTTTGTTTAATAGAGAAGTTAGCACTAGACGTCTTTAAAATCAATCCTGGTGCGTCTTCCACATCATTGAATGATTCACAAAAACATTTAATTAACATACCCACATCTTTTCTATCTTGACCGAGATCACCCTTCAACCAATGACCAACAAACAAATAATTAAAATCGTTTTCTAATTCTAATTTTAAGTTGGATTCTTTTTCATAGTATATTGAAGTGTCCACACCTTCATGAAGAACGTCTAAATCTACGTTTACTTTATGTTGAGATATTAATTTACCTGTGACCTTATCTGTTTCATTATAAACTGTTTGTAATAACACATCTCTCGAAAACGTCGATGTGGTTATAACTTTATCCATCCTATTTATCCCATCTATCCACTCCTTAGGTGCTGCGGTGGTCTCTATCCCTGCGGTTATACCAATATTGTACTTACCTTTTCTTTGAAATTCATTAGGTACGGTGACTTGAACATATATGTCAGGATGAAAATCTAAACTATCTATTATGTTCTCTTCGATCCAAGAATGAAATAGATTAACTTCAGGTTCTAATGCGGTCATAGGGGTCTTTCCCCAATTACAACTATCAATGTAGATATCGAATTTATCCATATCATATAAGGACTTCAATAAATCTCTTGAATGTGAACCGTAACCACTTAAAGTTTTGACTGGTCCTCTAAATAATAGTTTCTGTTTAATCATGTTGATTTAATCTTCGGTTTGTTTATTTATAAACTCTTGAGGAAAATATTTCGTTAAGGTTGATAATTTATCATCAGCATCAACCAACATTGATAACGCCTCCTCTGCGTTTTTATAGAAGTCACCTGTTGAGTGATCCCCAATACCTGATCCTTTGTTACCTAAAAGATCTAAAGTTAATAACGCTTTTGATTTTTCTGCCAAGGCGTTAGTTCTTAGCATATCGATTAATTTAGTGTTCATAGTTATGTTATTTTAAATAATTCAAAATTTTTCTTAGGTGTGAATTTAGTTAAGGCGTTCTCCATACCTTTAATTAATGATTCACACATAGTTTTAGTTGAAAAGTTCTTTATCATGTATTTTCTACCTACAAGACCTCTTCTTTTTCTTTCCTCTCTACCTAAATCGTACATCTTCTGTATTGATGAAACAACATCATAATGATTTATCCTATCATCAAATATGTAAGGTGTATTAATTGACCCGTTAAGAGTTGTAGATGCGGGCCACACAGGACTAACCCACTCACCGTGAGTAACTTTATCTTCCCATTTTTTAGGATCATGAAGTGTACCTATATCAATGTAATCACCTGCAGTTAGTGGTTTACCATCTAATTTAAAACCACATTGATCTTGTAATCCACCAGTGACGTTTACTATTATTGGGGTACCCGACATTACAGACTCTGCGGTGGTTAGACCAAAACCTTCATTGTTAGCAATGTTTATTGTACAATCTACTGTGTTGTATATTCTATTTAATTTATCCTGATCGAATTTATCGTTGGTGAATTTAACATCATACTTAGGACATAATTCATTGACGACAGCAACCAAGTCAGTACCGTTTTTATCTATTGACCTTGTATGCATCAGGAGTAAACACTTACTCGCATCCTCTTCTGAAAGAGTATCACAAAATGTTTTGTATGAATAAATTACATCAGATGGTTGTTTACGTTTGATGTTTCTGTTATTAAAGAATAATATGAAATCATAGTCTTTGTCACCATGAATAAATTTTTTCATCTCATCATCAACCTCTACGGGTTTGAATGTGTCTGGATTTATACCGTGAGGTACGTAACTTACCTGCCACTTTTTCAATGGGTTGTGAGTACTTTCCCTTTTAGACATACCAACTCTATTAACAATTCCATAGGTTTGTTTGGAGATACACCCCAACCAATCACAAGATTCATAGTAATCTCTATTGTAATAAGGATCTGGTAAATCGTCCCATATATGATAAAAGAAAATTGGTACTTGTTGTCTTATTTCATGTTCGTTATCGTACAACCATTGCCAGTAATGTGGGTCAGTAAAATGTAATATTGCGTCAGGTTTCTCTATAGAGATTAATTCTCTTAACCTTTCGATATTACCATAACCATTAGATGGGTATATTTTTACATTTGCATCTTTGACACCAGTTTTATTTCTAACATCATTATTAAGATCTACAATCTTACCGAATTCAGGGTGTTTTATTGCCGCACCTAATTGAACCCAATCAAATTTATCGACTGTACCGATAACCATCTCTTTTGACATGGTCGCCACACCTGAAGTCATTCTCATGTCGTCAGATAAAAGTAAAATCTTTTTCTTACTCATAAATTAAAATCTTGAACCACTAACGGCTAAAACATTATGACTATCAATTAGACCTCTAAATTCTTCATTGGTGTTATATAAATCTAAAGAACGATTTACCAATTTTTGAAAGTTAAGTCCATCAGTCTCTATCGTCTTGATTCTGAATTGTTTGTAAGTGTTTTCTATAACGTTAACAGTAGTTAACTTTGTCTTTGCTTTACTCATACTTGTATATATTTCTATATATATAGTTTATATCAAAAAAATACCACTGCAGAATAATACTGTGGTATTAATTAGATTCATAAATCCACGTACGTGGACTACGAATTTTTCTTTGCCTCTTCTACCTTTACTATTACAGGACTGTTCGGTTCCTGTTGAATAATTTTAGTTGTCTGACTGGTTGTCTGTTGTGTTTTCTTTTTTTTACATCCACATCCCATAATATAAAGTGTTTTATAATAATTATTTGGTTTATTAAAAAGTATCACTACTTCTTGTATAGTATAAATATTTTAAAATGATTTATCAATAGTTAACTCAAATAAAAAATCCCACTTATTTTCTTTAGGGGGGGTTTCTTTTCTAATTTATTTTATGTATATTTTATTATAATCAAACTCAGAATAGAATGGAAGAAGTACAAAAAGATTTTAAAATGGTAAAGAGTGTTTACAACTCTAACTTTGAAACCATAACCAACATAATGCATCTCTACGGTATTGAGAAGTTTGATTTAGATTGTACTTACTCTAAAGGTAATTTTTGGAAGGGGTTACCAGACCCCACACATAAGACGGATTTAATTCCACATTATGAACATGTCATTCAGTCGGATTCTGAGAATCTTCCATTTGAAAATGAATCAATGAGTGCGATTATGTACGATCCCCCATTTATTATTGTTGGTAGTGGTAAGGGTTATAAAAAGAATGGACCAAATAGTTCTATTATAGCAAAAAGATTCGAAGGTTATGGAACATATAATGACCTAAAAGAAAATTATTACAATACACTTAAAGAGTTGTATAGACTCACTAAGAAAGGTGGTTTTGTGGTTATGAAATGTCAAGATACGGTTTCTGGTGGTAAACAACATTTCAGTCACGTCATGGTAATGAATATGGCATATTCTTTAGGGTTTTACCCAAGAGATATGTTCGTATTGACATCCAACGTTAGAGTAAATGCATTTAACGGAACTAAGTGGAAGAAACAGCACCACGCCAGAAAATATCACTCTTATTTTTGGGTTTTTGAAAAACGTAAACCTAGAGTACCTTACGAGTTTAGTAATTTAGATTCACACGATCACCAACTTTAAGATTATTACAAGTACCTGAAGGGAATTCTACTACATGATCCCCTATACCTGTATATCTCTTATCACATTCTAAATCACATGGTTGGCAATCTAAGTGTATATTCGTTATTACATTTTTATTGACAAATATAATGTCCAAAGGAATTAGACATTTGTGCATCCAGAAACTGTGGTACCCCTTACCCATATCAAAAACCATACAACCCTTTAGTTCTTTACGACCCATCATACCCTGTTTTATTTGGTCGGGGGTTGTCATGTATTCTGCGTAAAATACTTGACCATCAATTATTACTGCCATATCTATAATTAGTTGATATTTAAATTTAAATTACGTATATTTTAAACATGACAAAGTACAACGACTTAATTCTCGGAATAGTATATTTTTTAATAGGACATATTATGGTGTTCTACCAATTAAACGGTCAGTTCATTTGGAAGAGTTTCAAAGAGAATGAGGTGGTTGTTGCTGCAACAGGTATAATTATATCTTTTTTCTTTATATGGGGTACTAAGTACACTGTGGA